CATACAGGCCTTCAAAGTGTGCCAGGTGCTCGCTGGTTTTTTCGTTGAGGCGATCTTGGATCGTTTTAACGGCACCAGGGGCTACAATTTTTTGTTCTGTAGCGGGTTCGTCGGGTATGTCGCTGTTGATGATTTCGTAGATACGGTCTTTTACATAGCCTAGTTCTTTTTCACGCAAAGGCATGCCCTGCTTGTGTGCTTTGATAAGACTGCAAACTGTAATAGGCAACAGCCGGTCGTTGCTGCGAATAAACCGGCTAACTTCATTTTTGCTGTAATGATCCTTCATCCAATCCGCAACATATTTTTTTAAGTCTTTGGCGCTGTAAAAATAGTTGTAATATGTAAAGGACTTGCGTAAATGGTGATCAAACTCTTCTTGCGTCATTGCAAGGGCTCGCTCTGTATCCCAAACTGGTTCACGACCAGTGTGCTTCTCATCAGCAAACAATGGATCGCGCTTTTTGGGTGCGGCTTTTTTGGGTGCTTTAATAGATTGTGCAAGTGCCACAGCAGACTCCTTGAGTTGTACAAAATATAATTATACTATTCTTTGGGTTTTTCGTCAAGTAATGTTGCAAACATAAGCCACCCTTGCAATTCTTGCAACTCTTGTTGCACTTTTGCTAACTGTTCGTTGTAGCGCACAGAGTGCCCGTATTTACGGCGCTCTACATTTAGTTGGCTTAATTTGGTTACACTTGACTCCAAGTTTCTATACATACGCTCCATTTGGCGTTTGTTAGTCAAGTTGTACATGGCCCATAGGTTGCGTCTAATTTGACTGTCTATTGCGGGCCAATCCGACAGAGAATTAAAATCACTCATAGTATAGTATATAGCACGACCTAATTTGTGTCAATTTTGGTGTCCGCTAAATACTAGATAACAGGAAAAGATTGTGCCAAGATTATCGCTTTGGAAAGACGGAGCTCATACTAACGATTACAAATACATGGACCGTAACATTAGTGAAATGTTTACGGTAGGTGGTACTGGTATTCTTGTTCACAAGTATCTTGGTACCACTGAACAAAATCTCTCAAAAACCACCAGCGGTGCACAAGGCACACCTGGTTCCACACTTGCATTTGCCAATACTTCGGACATTGATTTAGGCATGTTTGTGACTGCATCAGGTGTTACCACTGGAACCAAAGTGGCAGCAAAAACTGCAACAACTGTTACTCTCAGTGCAAATACCACTGCTGCTTTAGGAACTGGAGCGTCAGTAAAATTTTACACAGATGCAGCCAAGCCCAGTTATGTAAATCAATCTGCCTTGAACATTCAGGATTTACTGTTTTTAGAAAACAGAGACAGAAAATACGACCCAGATGTGTATAGCATGCGCGGTATATATCAAACTCAAGATATAACATTTGATCTTAGTCAATTTGGTATGTTTTTACAGACCGGAACATTGTTTATGGTATTTCATATCAATGACATGGTAGCCACTCTTGGTCGTAAATTAATGCCCGGCGATGTAATCGAACTAATGCATTTAAAAGATTACTATCCATTGGATGATAGTCTACCTGTTGCACTCAAAAGGTATTATGTAATCAGCGATTGTAACAATGCAGCCGAAGGTTATTCAGCCACTTGGTGGCCGCACCTATGGCGTGTAAAGATCAATCCGTTAACTGATAGCCAAGAATACAAAGATATACTAAATCAAATCAAAGTTGACAGCGATCCTATCACTGGCAACACTGGTAATGTCACGTTAGGCAATGTTTCTAGTATTATAAACAAATATATAGAAATAAACGATGCCATACTGCGTGAAGCAGAAACCAATGTTCCTTACAGTGGCTATGACATAAGCACACTATACGTTAAGCCAACTGACCCTACCGGAGGTCCTGGTGATCCCACTGGGGTAACAGCAGATAATGCAGACTACACAGCAGATGGTAATATAATAAGTCCAGATAGCGGTATCGTAACTCCCGATGCAACTGTACAAGGTTATCTAACTGGTACAGGTGGAGCACCAAACGGCTTGCCAGTATTCTCAGGCATTGCCTTTCCTAGTAATCCTCTAGTTGGCGATTACGCATTAAGAACAGATTACTTACCTAATAGATTGTTTAGATGGGACGGTCGTCGTTGGGTCAAGATGGAAGACAATGTAAGAACAACATTGACCCCTGGACCAAACAGTCAAACACTTCGCAGTGGTTTTATCAACAACACTGATACCTTTACCAATAACAGCGGTAATGTTTCAGTGAGACAAAGTTTAAGTCAAGCTCTAAGACCCAAGGCAGATAACTAATGGCTCAACAATTTTTTTATGATGCACAAATAAGACGGTTTCTTGTACAATTTATGAGAATTGTCAGTAACTTTGAGGTAGAGTTTGGTAAAAATCAAGACGGCACAAGAACATTGCAAAGGGTGCCAGTTTATTATGGCGACCCTAGTAGACAGGCTGCTACCATACTAAGACAAAACAGCGAAAACATAATGAACGCAGTCCCGGCTATGAGTGCTTATATAAGTGCGTTTACTTACGACCAAACTCGTGTACAAGAACCATACTTCGTAAGTAAAATGCAGTTGCGTGAAAGACAATATGACGCCGAAACTGGGTTGTACACCAATCAACAAGGTGATAGTTATACAATCGAAAGATTGATGCCGGTCCCTTACAATCTAGAAGTAAAACTAGATATATGGACCAGTAATACTGAACAAAAAATGCAGCTGATCGAACAATTGGCTGTGTTGTTTAATCCTAGTTTTGAAATACAAAGTACAGACAATTATATTGATTGGACCAGTTTGAGTTATGTTCAGCTAACAAATGTATTATGGACTTCAAGATCTGTACCAGCTGGTTCCGAAGAACCAATTGATGTAGCATCATTGACATTTATGATGCCAATTTGGATATCGGCTCCAGCCAAGGTCAAGCGTCTTGGAGTTATTCAAAAATTCATTGGCAGTATATATGACGAGCAAGGTGCATTTGACGAGAATACCGTTCTAGCTAATTTGGTATCTCGACGATATGTGACTCCGTTGGACTATGGGTTATTTTACTCGGGTAATCAATTACAATTACTTAAACCACAAGAATTAGTAGACGGCAACAATGCCATAATCGCTGTACCGCCGCCGGCTACCTGGAGGAGTGTAATTGAAATTTATGGAACACTGGTTACCGGCACTACAGAAATAAGATTGGCGCTACCCACTGGCACAGAATTGATAGGTACAATTGCCTACCATCCAGCTGATCCGTATATTTTATTATTTGATCCGTTTGAAGATACGCAACCAAGTAACACCTTGCAACCTGTAAATGCCATTATTAATCCTCAACGAGTTAAAGTAGACAGCGACTTATTATCTCCCTCAACTGGCACTAGATATTTACTAACCGACGATATTGGAAATGCAGGCAATACAGAAGGTAGTGTAATATGGGGAAATTTAGTTGCTTACTCAAATGACATCGTTGAATATAATGGATCACTGTGGCAAGTGGTGTTTGATAGTGGCGTAGAGCCAAACACAGAATATGTAACCAATACCTTAACAGGTGTTCAGTACCGTTGGACTGGACAAGAATGGGTCAAATCAGTAGAAGGTGTTTATCGAGGTGGTGAGTGGAGCATTATCATATAGGCTGCGGAGCCTTAATTTATAGTCGCGCAACAAAAAGATATCTGTTTTTACTAAGAAATCAAAAAAGACATGCTGGATCATGGGGATTAGTAGGCGGAGGTGTAGAGCCCGGAGAATCGCTCGTTGAGGCCCTCCGTAGAGAGATAGTCGAAGAAATTGGATTCATTGATGTTGAAAAAATAATTCCTCTTGAAAAATTTACAGCAGACAATACAAATTTTGAATACCATACTTATTTGCTAGTAGTTGCCGACGAATTTGTTCCACAACTCAATGATGAACATCGTGGATATGCATGGACTGCAATAAATGATCATCCTAAACCATTGCACCCTGGCGTATGGAGAACATTTAGTTTTCAAAGTATAATTAATAAAATTTTAACTGCAGAAACCGTTATAGGTCAGCCTCAGACACAAATTGTCTAAAATCAATTTGTCTATAGTTTAAATTATTTCTCCACATATCTGGTTGTCTAAAGTTTTTAGTTGGGCAAACTCTAATGAATTCAGCGTCTGAATACACTTCCATTATGGTGTTGAGACTGCGTACCCAATATTCTTCGTTGGTGGGGTAATCTGATACCGGATAATTATCAGTTCCTGCAAACATGTTATAGTTGTCATTGACCGAGTCTATCCCGTCAAAACCCAACATGTAAATTCTTTTATGACCATCAAACGCAGCCATGTAAGCTGACATGGCTCCTGAGTTAAAATCTGGATTCTGTGGTAGAAAACTAAATTCGCCAGGATACTGTTCTAAATATTTTGAACCAGCGTAAAATAATGTTCCTGTTTTGTCTCTCGTGGTTTCTGCAATTTCTTGAATAATGCCTTTCCCGGTACACGAGACAAAATCAAGCTTAAAATTTCTATAAATTGCATTGCAACCGTATGTAAAGAAATTTCTTCGCTGCCTTTTTGAAACCCAGGGGGTAACAGCTCCCCAAGGTGTAGATTCTCTGTATGGTAGGAAATTAGTGAGATCAAATTGATTAGCAGTTATACCGTTACCAACAACTACAGCATGCTCTGACAAATTCTGAAATTGTGGAATATTAATATCTTCAGACAGGTACTTCCACTCATCTTCAATATATAATCCTACTAAATTTACAGATTCAGCCAAGATATCTTTTCTATAAATTTTTTGTATTACTGTCATTAACATCTCCCAACCACTACTTCAATTTTTTGTATTGAGTCATCTGGAATTATATCTAGGCTCTTACCAATTACACATCCTGGTTGATAGTGTCTCATATCAAGAGCTTGGGCCACTCCTGCGATATTACTTGTAACAACAACTGTACCTTTGTTTACCGGGCCTTTAACAAGACACGGAACTCTTCCTTGTAGTGCAAGCGGTATAACGTTAGAACCATTTAATGCTCCATTCATTAAATGTGCAGGATTAGTGGAAACTACGCCAGCCACTGCTGTGTCATGAGATACAGTTGAAATTGTGACTTCGCTGGGTCCACCAAAACATAAAACAGTACCCGGGTCATAATTGTCGTCGGCTTGATAATTTTCTGCCAAGTCAGCATATCTGGCTTGAGTTGATATACCGTAAAATGTATCCCACCATGCTGTGGCTGATCCTAGACTGTAAGTCAAGTTCGCAGCAGGAACAATACTTGCAGTAAATCCAGTTGATAAGTTAGCAGTAAGTTCCACATTGCCATAACTTCCGCCGCCGCCTGAACTGAATGCAGCACCATTGCCTGACCAAAATACACCCTGTTCAGTAACGAGCCTATTTGCTGTAACATTTCCAGTAACAGTGATATTATTAGCAGTAACTCTAGTCCATGCATTATTTGCAGAACTGTAAACATAGGTAATACCGTTTACAACTGTTGTTTGATTATTAACTGGACCAATTGGAAATGACATTGTTTATCCTTATGCGCCGCGCACCATTGCGCCGTTAAACCAAGTAATATTAGGGGAGTCTACTGCGGTAACAGTTCTACTAACACCAGCACCGTGTTGAACATATATTTCAAAAAAGTCAGTAGTACCATTGGCGTACACCAATGAGCTAACAGTCATGGCCCAAAAGTTTGCGGCAATTTGTGTGCCTTGTTGGTTTGTGCCACGCTTATGCTCTGCACCATTCTTCCAAATAACAATCATCATTTCACCAGTACCGCTTGCACCATCCAGTCGAACTTCAGCATTCAATTGATAGTAACCTTCTACTGTAGGAGTGAATGTTGAGCTGGCATAGCAGTTATCTGTATCAAATTCTTCTGTTTGGAATAGAACTTTTTGTTGGCTACCTGTTGTTATAGTCTGTGGTGTGGCATTAGCGTAGGCGCTGAAGGCAGGACCATTGACCGCTCGTTTACCATTGACAGTAACCGATCCTGTTAGATCAACATTACCGTTAGGGTACAAACTCAGTTTAACAGAACCTGGAACAAACCAACGGAATACACCACCATTGTTGTCAATTTGCCAGTTCTGTTGAGTGTTGCCGTTAAAAAATCCTACTCGTGGTGTTATACCCGGTGCGGTACCAGTATTACCAACAAACACTCCACTCAATATTGAGTTCTCGTCGTACGGACCGCGGAACACTCCGGACCCAGTAGAGATAATATTGCTTGCAATAATATTATTATTGGCATTCGTACCAATTTTTGTATTTGCATAAGTGTAAAATGCGCCGATGTTGGCATTTATACCGTCGGTGATAGCTGTGCTTGCATTTGCTGCAATTACGGATGTTTGTATATCTACCCAATAACTGCTGGTTCCATCAAATATGTATTCATACAAAATGTCATTAACAGTGTCGTACCATTGATCACCATTACTAGAACCAGCGGGCGAGCTTGCACTGGCCGTGTATGTAATTCCGGCAATGGGATTGCCGTTACCGGCCCAGTAAATACCAGTGGTAGTTCTTAAAGCGTCAGCATAAACATTACCTGTAATACCAGCACCACCGCGCACAATTAATGCACCTGTCGTTGTGCTTGAACTTATGGTCGTATTGGAAACAACTAAATTGCCTACTTTTACTGGATCATAAATTACATTGGCTTCGGTTATACCAACCGAACCCGAAGTTGGTTGATTGGCAATATTACTAAAAAAAACCCATTCACCAGATTGAACGCTTCTTACAATACCAGTATATTTAGGTATTCCGCCCACTGGGATTTCACTGAATGCCCCGATATCGTAATTGTAACTGGCGCTGTTAGGGAATAGATAAACCAAAGGTTCGCTGACCTGTAGAATAGTGCTAGTCTGAGAGATTACATTATTAACCCAAATATTACCACCAACCCAGAGATCTTTTCCAATGCTTATACCACCAGCAACGTGGAACGCTCCTGAACCCATTACATAAGGCAAGGCATCAGTATCTTCGGTTATTATCAACTTACCTGCACTGGTTGTGTTACCAGCAAATGTTACATTGGCCCCTACGCCTAGACCACCGGCTACAACCAAGGCACCAGTAGTGGCCGATGTTGATTGAGTCGTTGATACAACAACTAAATTACTATTGGTGTTTGTACCAATTTTTGTATTGGCATAGTTATAAAAGGCACCAATATTGGCATCACTTGCAAATATTTGTGTTTGTAATGAACTAACATTGGCATTGGCAAATATTTGATATGCACCTAGATTGGCGTTGATAGTGTTGATACTAGTGGCCTGTGCAGCACTGTTAGAGTTAGCAAATATTTGATATGCACCTATATTGGCATCACTTGCGAATATTTGTGTTTGTAAGCTAGATACATTGGCATTAGCGAATGTTTGATATGCACCCACATTGGCTCGTAGTATTTCGTCTGTG